ATGAGAGAAAGAAGAGATTTAAGAAAATTAGGAATAGAAGCACCAACTGGTACTCAGCAGAAGGCAGCAGCAAATGAAGAAGTTGCAATGTTACGAGAACAAATTGCAATGATGAATAAAAAACTTGAACAAGCACAAAGTGGTGGAAGTGCTACTGTTGTTAATGCACCGTCTATTTCAGATAATAGTTCATCATCAAGTACAGTTGCACCAATATATGTTGACAATTCGTCTGCACCAGCAGGAGTAGGTGCTGGTACTTAATTATTTCTTGATATTATTCAGACTATCAATGACATCATCAATATTAGGTTCTACACCGCCTGGGTTATAGACACAACGATACTGTCTAGGACAATTATCCTCATACATTAATGTATATGTTTTATTTCCACCAAGATAAATGCACGCTTGTCTACCAGTACGCTTCGACTTGAGAACTTTCTTTAATCTACAAGTCGTATACTTTTTTTCTTTAATCATACCTTTTAGAATTTTTTGTCTTGTGGTATAATCTTCACTTGGTTTTGGTAGGTTGCAACTTTGACAGTTACCATAGATATTATCTGGTTGTGCATTTACTGGTGTTGAGATTGTTATAAGAACAATCGCAACTAGTAAGTTCATATCATTCCTCTAGTACTCATGTATAGATATATAAGTCCAACTACTGCACTACCAACCAGTAATATTAAAAATGCAATTAGTATTCCCTCAATAAGTTTTCTTTGTCTTTCTTTTTGGTCGTAGATTAACTTTTGTCTTTTCTTACGAATTTCACCCTCTGTTCTTAACAGCTCTTCCCAAGCACTCATTCCTCTTGTCATAGTAATAATTTGTTTGAGTTGATTCCTCATATCCTCTGCTTTTTTCTTCGCCATGAATATCTCCATAGCTTCTTCTTCTACTGAACCAGATGCAAATAGTTTTTTAAATAAGGGTGGTTTTTTATTATACTCGTCTGCCTTCTTAATATCGCTAACAGCGCCCATCCAACGACTTAAATCTCCAGCCATTGATTCGATTTCACGCCCCATGGCGAAACCCTTTTTAATTGAATTGAAGGCAGTTGACGCAGCCGAAACGGCAGCAACAATTTCTATCATTACTCTCTCTCCTAAACACTACTATTTATAAAGAAAGAGAAAGGGAGATGCAATTTCTTACATCTCCCTAGTAGTAAACCCTAGCACGCCGCTAGTACTTTCCCAGTTTACTATTCCTTGGCAAGTTTTTGGAAGTATGACATTGTGTCATCATCTTCTTCTTGACTTACCTCTGGAATTGATGGTTCTGGTTCAGATTTGAACTGTGGTGTTTCCACAACATCTTCGTCCATCATAGATACTGCACTTGCAGTAACCGTACCAGATAGAACATCATCAAGTCTTTTCTTGAGTTCTTCGTAAGACTTGAAATTTGATGGTGCATGGAAATCAGCGAGAGGATACTGAGTTTTCCAAGTTGCATCTAACTTGGCATCATCATCTAACAATGCAGACACACTATCAAATTCTGATTTATCATAGTTCCAATAACCATCAACTTTGCGAATCTTCAACTTGAAGTTCGCACCTTCCCAGAAATCAAAAGGATTGATTGGAGTTTCATCTTCAAATTCTGGTTGCATTGCAGCCATAATCTTATCAAAGATTTTCTTTCCATATCTAAATAGAAACACCTTTCCATTATTTTCTGGGTGTTTTGGGTCAGATACTACATAGATATTTGAGTAGTATTCCAACTTTCGTTTCTGCTTCCTTGCAGTTTCCTTATCAGACTCAAGACCAGTATTCCACAATGAAGTATTGTGTTCTGAAACTGGGTCTTTCTGGTTTAGGGTAGTCAAAGAATTTTCGATATACCACTTACCAGTTGGGCCTTGAAATGCGTGTTTCCACACTTTAACCCAAGGAAGTTCTTCCCCATCAACAGCAGGAAGAAAACGAATTACTGCACTACCAGTTCCAGATTTATCTAGTTCTGGTTTCCACAGTCTTTCGTCCACATAGGACTTCTTTTCTTGAGGTGCATTTTCTTCTTGAACTGATGCAAGAAGTTTGTCCAAAGTATTGGACTTTCTAAGCGTTTGTAACGACATTATATAGTCTCCTTATGTTAATATATGTTATCGTATGTTAAAGTATTTCACAGTATTCATAATATAAAGTTATTTATATACCATTATAACCTAAAAGTCAAGTCAAATATATCTTAAATATTTCCAACTTGTAGGGAATAATTTCTCTGATTCATAATCAATTTTATCTGCAATTTGTCTTGTTTCCCATTGTGTATCTTTTGCACAACGTAAATTACAAACTCTTGCAAACGCCATCAATGTACCAGACCAATACCACTCAGTATATAAATTTTGTGGTAAAACCATTCTCGCCATCTCTGGTGCAACTCCTGCTTTTAACAGATTATCATAGGTCTGTTTAACAAACATAATTGAACCATCAATATTGTATTCTATTGTTTCGTTAGATGAACCTTGTTTCTTATTGTCTGCTTTCAATCTCCAATTCTTTGGAATATAAAACTCTGGTTCATCATCTACATAGCGTCTAGACACCTCATTCCACACCAACCCCACTTGGTGTTTTACTAATTGTCTTGCAACGAAAATTGGTGCCTTAATGTGAAACTGCATACTGCAATGTCCGAAAGGACTCCAATGGTCGTGTGTCGCTAAGTATTTAATTAACTTCTCATCTTTTTCATAATCAAATTTGATATGTTCTTTTTTAAATGAAACACGAGCCGCATTTACTACGGTCAAGTCTGTTCCCATAACATCTATGACTTTAACTTCCATTACTCACCAACAAAACTTCTTGATTCCATTTGTGCTTCTGATAGATGGTTCTTTGTATAAAATGCAACCATCTTATCACCCTTGTAACATTCTACATGATACTTAATAGGTTTTACTGGAATAGATGCAGACGGTATACCCTCTTTAGGTACAGTAGTATACCTTGCCTTATAGATTTTAGTTGTCTTAACCTCTTCCATTACGATACCTCGTATTAGGTCGTTTTGGTGGATTGGTTGCAAGGAACTTAACCCTCTCGGCAAGTTTCTTACGGTCTGCAACTAACTCTGCATTATCGTATTCTAATTTACGAATAATACTCTTTTGCTCTTCTACCTTTGCATGATAGAAATCTCTTTCTTTCATTACAGATAGTGCTTCACTTTTCATTACAATACTCCTTAATAATTTTGATTGTTTCTATCCTATACCATTCTCTGTCAAAAGTCAAGACAGAACTATAATTTTTTATAAGTTTTTTTGTCTGAGGCCAGATAATCTTTTCATCAATATCTCTATCCCATTTCTTACAATATGAAAATAATGAATCTAAAATAACCATAGTTTCAATATCTACATTTTTACCAAAGAATTGTTTTAATAACAAAGGGTGTTGTCCATCTTTAACATTTAGAATATTATCAATGTCTTTACCTTTTCTTAGCAAATCTACCAAGTCATTTTGATAAGTATATTTTAAACTCTGTCTTCTCTTACAATATTCTACATAGTTATTATCAGTAAAATTACCAATCCAACCTTTAGGGTCATTGATAAAGTTTGATATAAAAAAGTCTGGTGTATCATCTTTATATTTTCTACCCACTTTACCAAAGAAATGTCTATCACTTCTTTTTAAAAATGAGTCTAGACTAACACTAGTCTTTCCATGATATTTGTTGAAATCATAATCACTATTGAAATGTGATTTTAGAGCGATGTATACTTTATATGCATCAAAAGCGTCCATGTTCATCATATCGGTAATGTTGCCACTTTAGGTAAGAAGTTCAATTCCCTTGCATTGACTTCTAGTTTTTCTTTCAAAGATTTTGTGATTAAGGGTTTGATTTGTTCTGGTTCTACAGAGTTCTTTTCACAATAATCCAACAAAGCATCAAGATAGGTACTTTCACTATCCTTTGCAAGTTTCTCTATACTCATAGAGAATTTTTTAGGAGTCATAAGACTATTCGTGTTCACCGCCGACATCATTTTTATCCAATTCTATTCTTTTACCATTATACCACATATATCTAGTTCTACTAGGTGTGTGATAACCATTAGTACCTTGTTCCATTCTTAAAAAAAAAGTTGGTTTTCTTTTTGCAGTTTCAAATGTTGCAACTGTAACCACAATAGCAGCAAGTAAGACTACATGAGCAATCGCAGTTAAACCAAAAACCCACATACTACCAAAATACATTGAAAAGGTAACACACCACATCCATGCGAGTACTTGAAGCACCATATGTCTTGTGTTTGTATCTGGAATATGTCTTAATGGATTTATATCCATGTCCATGACACCATTCCAACTATCGTATATAAACTGTCTCATAATCTCTCCTAATTAAGTGGTGGTGTTTCTGTTTCCAAGGACACCACCGAACCTCAGAGCGATTAAGCAGCGAGTGCAAAATCCTCAGATGCAAAATTATCGTTTGCATTTACAGTTTTGACCTATTACGCAGTCAACCGATAATTCTACTCTCATCTCTACATACCAGTCGAACCTATTTCACCCCCATTATGAATACTTGTCGGTGGGCCGCACCGATAAATCCTAAGATGTCTAACCACCCATGTACCAACAAAGGTCTACGAAGGCCTCGTACTGGACAAGTATTCATGGTGGAGGTGATGGGTACTGCCCCCATGTCCTAGTCATGCGTTGAATCGTATCAAC